TACCGGCGATATTGCGAAAGGGCTGGACTCCGGGCTGAGCAAAGTAGGCGACATGTTCAGCGCCTTCTCAACCAGCGCGTCAGGCGTCTATGACAAGCTGACCGGCACCAGCGCAGAGCAGACGAAGGCGATCACCGATGGCACCACGAAAACCGTCACGGCTATAAACCGCCTAGGTACACAGCTTCAGGGTGGCGAGTGGGGCGAGGACGGCGTAGGCACGCAGGGTAAAAGCGCCGCTGATTATGCCGACGTGGCGCAGAACAGCATCGGTGCAGATCTCAACGTGGGCGGCGCAAATGCTAAGGTCCGTTCCTTCCGTAACAACAACTTTGGCAACCTGAACTATGTGGGTCAGGAGGGCGCAAGCCTGGAGGCCAAAAACGGCAAAGGTGAGGCTCGGTTTGCGAAGTTCAACACGCCAGAGGAAGGGTTCAGGGCGCTGGCGAACCAGCTGACTAGCTATTCAGAAGGCACCTCTAAAGCCGCTGGTTACAAGAAGCTGAATACCGTACAGGACATTATCAAGCTGTATGCGCCGGAGCGTGAAAACAATACGTCACAGTATGTGGATTCGCTCTCGAAAAAGCTGGGCGTGCGTAGCGATCAGCAGCTGGACCTCAAAGATCCCAAAGTCATGACGCAGATGATGCGCGGTATTGCCACCATCGAGGGCGGCAACCCGCAAGTCACGAACGACTTCATGACAAACGCCATTGGCCACAATGAAAATGGTAAGTGGGTCGGCGGGAAATTCAGCGATGAATCTCTTAAGTCGGTGAATGAAGCGCGTGCGAAGCAGGGGCAGGCACCCATTGCGGCGGACTCACTTTATTCCGCTGGAGACAAAGTGAAGCTGACAGCTGGCGCAGTGGCGCCCGCCGCTGCACCGGCCACTATTCCCGCACCCGCAGCAGCATCTGCAACATCGCCAGCAGTGGTTCCGACAGCGCCTACGGTCTCGCAGGTAGCTGCAGCAAAAGAAGCCGGTAAGGATAAGCCGGCTAACGGCGCAGCAGACAAAATCAAGCATGCCGGAGCAGGTGCATGGGGCCAGGTCAAAGCCCTGAACGAGTGGGCTGACGGCAAAGTGCAGGGCGCAACTGAATCCTTGGGCGTGGCCGGTATGTCCCGTAAACGTCCCACCAGTGGCCTGTCCCTGCCTGGTGGCGAATCACTTCCCGCAGGCCTCCAGCTGGCCGCGCTGGCGCCGGACCAGATCGCCAGCCGTTCCCGTCCCGCCGCTGTATCTCACGTCTCAACCGGCAACGTACGCGCCCGTAATGGCTCTGCCACATCAGACACGCCGATCACTGTGGCCAGCACCAGGACACCTGCTGCAGCACCGGAGTCCAGCGGCCTGTTTGATCGCATGCTGGGTGGTGCAAAGGATGGTGTGAACGCCGTCAGCGCTTCGATCATGCCCGCCATTAGCGACACGTTCAGTCAGACGCTGGGCGGCTTTAGCGGCAATGACATGGTAAGCAGCGTGCTGGACCAGGCAGGCATTACCGATCCGGGTATGCTTCGCGCCATTGCACCGCTCACAAGCAAGGCTGGCGGCTGGCTCGACAGCGGCACTGAGTCGCTGGCCAGCGCTGGTAAGTCATACCTGAGCGGTACCAGTGCGGCGCAGACAAGGCCTGCACAGCAGCCTCTGCTGAATCACCCGGCACAGATCCAGAACGTGACCGATCTCCCGCGCAGCGGCATGCGTCCGATGATGAGCGGCGACACCAGCAGCCACGATCAGGACATGCTTAAAGAGCTTAAAGGCATGCGTACCCAGCTGGAGGCTCTACTGGGCGTCACGAAGAAGAAAAGCGATACCGCGCCGGACAAAGTGGTTAACACCGCGCAACCGGCCCCCCGCACGTCATCAACCCTGAGCATCAGCGATCCGGCGCTCAACGAACTCCTGCAGGACTAACACATGCACAACGAAATTGACTGCCTGATGCGCGTGGATCAGGGCGGGGTAGTGGTGCAAATCTGGGAGTCAGACGCCTGGCTTGCCCGTCTGGAGGAATGGCTAAGAACGCCACAGGGCAGCGTTTACGGCCTGCCGGGATGGGGTAATACCATGCAGGACTTCAAACATGAGCCTGTCGGCTCTGAAATCGGCCACTTAACCGAAGTTGCAATGGAGGCCGCGCTTATCCGAAAGCTGCGTATCGATCTGCCAGGGCTGGGCTTGCGCGCTATTCGCTGCGCGCCGCAAAACGTCGATACGTGGCAAATCACATTCGTCACATCATACGGTCCGCTGGCCGTGTCCATGAACAAAAGTTAATCGAGGTATTACGTGAGTATTCAGGAGTTACTGGAAAAATTTAACGGTCAACTGCAGGCCAACAGCTGGTGGAGAAAGTTTACCAACAGTCAGTTCATTCAGATGATGGCCGTGTTTGGCGCGCAAATCATCTACGCCGCGCAGTCTACAGCTGAGCGCGGGCTGACGGAGGGTTTTATCTCCACGGCAACGAAGCGCTCAAGCATTCTGGCCGCAGCCGAAGATCGAAACTATCTCGGCCACTTAATCACGCCGTCGTGGGGCAGTGTGAAGATCACCAACAAAACGGATGAAGTCATTCAGCTGCCAATTTATGCAGAGTTTCTGTCGAATGCGCAGCTGCCCTACGTCACAACCGATGTAGTGATTATCCCTGCTGGCCACAGTGTTGTAGTGAACGACGTCCGCCAGATGGAACACGTTAACGTGTCATCCGCGATCGACGCCGAAGCGCCGTTTTATACGGTAATGCTGCCGCGTGATATCACGGAGGAAACCGTCTCGATGGACGTGTTTGTGACGGAAAACGAGAACAAAACGTTATGGCAGAACAATCCGCTATTTCGTCTTTCCCGTGGCTCCAGCCAGCATTACGTGCTGGTTTACAAGCCATCTGAGCAACTGGGCGTGCGCTTTGGCGACGGTGCGATCGGCAAGATGCCGAAGACCGGCAGTAAGGTCGATCTGGATGTGTGGTGCAGCCGGGGCGACACCACGCTGACGCAGGGCCAGAAGCTGACGCCCGCGGGCAACATTGCTGACATGAACAGCAAGATCGAAGTTGTGACCATGACGCCAATCACGGGCGGAAGCGGCTTTGAAAGCACGGAGGAAACGCGCAACCGGGCGCAGTACTACGTGGCGTATGACGAGCAGGTAGTCTGGGGCGGTGACTATAAGTACTTCCTGAATCGTGCAGTGCCGGGTATGTCTTGGATCAGCGCCTGGGGTGAGCAGGAGCAGGAGATTTCAACCGGCATTAAGTCACTGAGCAACATCAACACGATCTTCTTTTGCGGGCATAAACCGGGCTACACGCAGGCTGAGCTTGAAACCATGATCATGACGGCTATCAAGGCCATTCCGAATGAAATTAACAAGAAGTTCCGCTACGTCCAGACACAGGAAGAGCCATTCACGATCTCACTGACCGCGCTGGCGAAAAAGAATGTCATTATTTCAGACGCCAGAAAAGCCGTTCAGGAGGCACTGGAGGCCCGTTTCGGACGCGATGCCACAACGTTTGGTGATAGCGATCAGAATGGCGTTGCGGCCGGTAAGCACTTCTCACAGGTGCAGGTAAAAGACCTGTGGCGCGTGATTGAAGAGCTGAACCTGTTTATCTCCTATGAGCTGACCCCACACGACATGAAAACGGCTCTGCAGCTGAACGATTTTATCTACCTCGATGTGGCTAACTCCACGTTTGATATTAACTACCTGTAAGGCACGGCCATGATCAGAAATTGGGTAAAAGACCGTCTTACGAAGGAAAAGCAAGGCTCTGAATTATGGTCGGGGTTCGCAAACACGCTTCAGGGTATCTTTGAGGACACGGTAGAGCCGATTCTGGATCGTATTACCAACCGCAAAAGCTACTACACGATGGACAAAGACGATCTGACGCTGCGTATGGGCGAATATGGCCGCTTTTTCATTGTGGCGGAGACCACAGATACCAGCAGGCCGGTGCTGCTGGCACAGCGTCTGGATGAGGTACATTTTAAAGGCACCGATAAGCCGATCACGTCAACGTTCTGGCGTGAGTTCGATAACCTCCCGGTAAGCTGGCAGGAGCTGTATGCACCGGTGGATCAGGAGCTGGCCCCTTATGGCACCTTCTTCACCACGAAAGAAGGCCTGCCAATTGCAGAGGCGAAGTACGGCGAGTTCTTCCTGACTTCACGGGCGCAAATCTCGGTTGCTCTGAATGAGCTTTATGAGCGCTATGGCTATCTGGAGCAGGGGGAAGCAGTTCAAAAGCTGCTGACTCAATTTGAGCAGATAATTGCGCCGCTGCTGCCACTTCACATCGTGTTTGACGGCGTGGCGCTATTTATCTCATTTGAGATGAGTGCCGACGCAGAGAACATCACGCTTATCAGCGCCGGTATCGACTATCAGGTCAAAATGTCTTACGCAGATCTCCAGTCTGAGATCAAAAACCTGCACATGGCCACACAGCACAGGTATGACATTCCCGCCGTACCTCTACCGCAGGTTAAGCGCTGCGAACGTTACGACATGTTTGCCGCTGATGCCTGGACGAATGATTACCGCGCAAGGCCGGACGTTGCGCCGGCGCAGATTGATATAGCCAGCGCCGCCAGTGACAGCCGCGCCCGGTTATTCACTGAAGGTGGCGTGCAGT